AACCACTAAGCACAGATATGTCTTCAAAGAAAAGAAGCAAGAAGAAAACAAATACAGGATCTTCTTCAGATATGTATAGAAGCACTCAACCGCAGTTTAATTCAGTGCCAGCTCTTCCAGTCTCTAAAATTAATTTACATACACTTCAGTTTGAAAATGAGTTTGGTCGTATTAAATCTAAAGTTGAGCATATCGTAGAACATGATCAGGCCTATATGCTTATTTTTAGTGATACTGATGCAATGGTGTTTGAGCCTAAAGTTGGCGAATCACTGCTTTTACATCTCCCAGATAAAACACAAGTAAATGTATATTATCCTGGTGTAACTTTTGACTCGCCAGAAAGTTCTAAAAAGTTTATGATCCTGTTTAAATTACCCGAAGAAAATCAAGAATAAATTTATGGAAAAAAACGGAATGCTTACGGAACGCTCTCAAAGCGATTTCGATAATACCAAAAAGGCTGAATATTACGACAAGGAAGGTTTTCTTGTTGCGGACGAAGAAAATAAACACAAGCTCAAGAACCCTCAAAAAGTTGAGCCCACCAAACAAGAAAAAGAATAATCATGACTACATCTGACGATCCTCAAAGTTTTTTTAAGGTTGGTGATAACGGGCGTGATCGGTATTCAAACCCATTCTACAACATACCGCTGCAATATCTACCTATGAATATAGAGGGCATGCTCTTATGGGCAGAGCATTTCCTCTATCGCAACGGTTTCTACAAACAGGCGCTGAACCGGATAGCTAACTATTTTATCACTTCTCTCACTGTTGAATGCGACGATGAAGAAGCCAAGAAAAAGTACATAACTGTGCTTGAAGAACTCAAATGGAAACAGACTTGCGCAAAGGCTGGTTTAAATTTGCTCGCCTACGGCAACGAATTTGTAACAGTCAACCAAGGGTTTCATAGATATCTGAGCTGTCCGGCATGTGACAAAACTTCAAACATAGATAAATTGCAGGATTACGAATTCAATAAGGGTAAGTATCTCATGCAATGTTTGAAATGTGCTTATAAAGGAGAGCATAAATGTGTCGATAAGCCTGCAACCGATACCAGCAAAATTCATGTGGTTCATTGGCCTGCCAAGGAGATTAAAATTCGCTACGAAGAAACTACAGGTGAAGCAGAGTATTTCTGGGATATCCCTCAGCAGTACGCAAAGAAGGTTACCACCAAGAATAATAAGTTTTACAGCAAGAAAACACCTCAAATTGTTTTTGAATGCATCTTTAATAAGACGATGCTTGCGTTTAACTCTAAAAACTTTTTGCATTTGAAGTTACATACCCCGAGTACAATGCGCACTGATGGAAAGGCTGTACCTCCAAGTATGTTTTTGTTTGAAGATTTCTTTATGCTTCAAACATTGAAGCGTTACAATGAGGTGATTTGTTTTGAGGATATCGCACCCTTCCGTGTCATTTCAATGGGAGATTCTAGCAATCCTGCAGCAAATCCTCTGTTGAATCAGAACGGTGCTGTTTGGACTGGTGCTGTAGATGATATGATTGAAGAGCATAGGAGAGATCCAGGTTCTTACCATAAATTTCCATTCCCGTTGAACTATCAGCAGCTCGGAGGCGAAGGTACCAAACTTGCTCCTGTGGATATGATGGAGCATGCAAAAAATACCATTCTTAACGCATTAGACGTTCCTGTTGAGATGTTTCAAATGACGTTTCAGCAACAGGCTGCAGGACCTATGTTGAGGATGTTTGAAAATGCTTGGAGCATCATTCCTAGCAGCTACAACACACTATTGCAGCACTTGGGTGAAGTGGTAGGAAATATCCTAGGCTTGCCGAAAGCCAAGATCTCTCTCATCCCAATTACGTTTTCTGACGACATCGAAAGAAAAGGTGTTATCGGGCAGCTTGTTTCGGCTAACTCTATTGCTAGATCTGAACTTCTCAAGCTTTACAGCTTCGACTATGAAGATCAGGTGCGCAAAAAGATGCAAGAGGACAAGATTACACAAGATATCCAAAAAGAAGAACAAGAAAAGCAGCAGTTGTCAGACGCTTCAGAACAGAATCTCATGCAGATGTTGCAGGGTCAGCAGCAAGGTCAGCCTGGACAACCCCAGGCTCCTGGTGGTGGAGGAGGCGGAGGCACACCTCAGGACGCTCTGGAAAAAGCCCAGCAAATCGCACAGCAACTGTTCCCAATGGATGGCGCTCAGCGCAGGGCGCAGCTGCAGCAAATTAAGGGTCAAGATCAGGAGCTCTATGCTCAGGTTAAATCTCAGCTAGAGCAAATGACTTCACAATCAAAATCACAAGGCCTGCAAGGAGCAAAGCAGCAGGCGGCAGGAGCACCTCAACAATAAACTAGCTATGAGCGAAGAAGTCTATAAATGTGTAGTCAGTGGTAAGGAAATACCGCAAGAACGTGTTGAGGCCCTCATCATGTTAAATATTCCTCAGAGCCGCTGGACCTGTGTCGAGCATGCTCTTCCCATACCTCGCAAAGGTATATATCTTGGAGAGGTGGGCACTAGTGAGCTGTTGATTGTAGACAAGGTCTATGACGACTCGGTACGCTCAGTGTTTAGAGGAGGCAAAAACCAGATTGCAGCTAAAGAAACTAGTGAAGAACCTCAAGAAAAAGAAGAGTATGATAGTAAAGAAATGAACTATTATATTTCTGACGAAGAACAGGTTGATCCTGAGGAAAAAATAGAAATAATTAAGCGACACGAACCTTAATTTTTCGTATAATGGTAGGGCGTAATGACGTCAAATTCTTAAAATAATACTAATATTTATGCTAGACAATGGTCTTTATCCTCATGAATCTAAATCTAATCTTCATGACGTCATTACATCCCTCACCGAACTTCAAGGACAGAAAAAACTCACAGATATTGAGATATCTAAACTTGAAGAAACCATAGTTGGTACAAAAGATCATCTTAAAGAACTCGAGAAGTCTGTATCAGAGATTCGAGAAATGGCTAGGGATGCAAAACATATCAGCATTGGTGTAGACGGTAGAAACGGATTACGCGGAACCCTCGATAACCTGGCAAAAGATGTACGCAAGTTGTCTGACGATGTGGAGGTAGTTAAGAAGGCTGCTGATGATTATGTGGGAACAAAAGCCTTTTTGATAAAGCTGCTCCTAGGTTCGTTTATGGGAGTTATCAGTCAGGTTTGTTTTGCCGTATGGTATGTTTCAAAGCAGACAGCTCAGCAGGACGCTATGAAAGAAGAAGTGAGTAGATTGCTGGTTAAGATCGACCAGCAAAAAGAAGCTCCCAATACTAGAGCTTTACTTAAATAGCTGATAGCTAAAAAAATGCGTAGAGATGAGTCGAAACCCACTCTACGCATTCTCCCTATAGACCAGGGAGTGTTATTGTAGGGCCTCAAACGTAATTTCTATGTCTCCGCCGATTCGTACGGTCGCCTTACTTCCCATCCTGACTGGCAGGAATGGTGGGATTTCGACATCCAGTCGATTGAAGACGATGGCCCTCAAGACACAATCGCCGAGGTTTACAAGCCTCCACTCCCCCTCGGGAGTGAACTCGCGCTTCAGCATCAGCGCCAGACGAGAGCAGCTGCTCTCATTTGGCAAGATTACGCCAGGTGTGTTGCCCTGACTCTCTCGCCCCACGGTGAACATCGATGTATCTATTATGATCTCCTCAGTGAGATCATCCATCAGGTAGTTAATTGTTACTCTCATCAATATAATATACCAAATAACCCTGTTAAATGTTCTGGGGGGTTCAGGCTGGACAGCTCTAATAATTTTTGCTAGATTACAACTATGAGTCTTTTAGCTAAACTAGCTTTTATCCTATTTTCTTTTTGTTTGCTCGGCTGCGCAACAAAGCCTCTCTCCGCACCCATAATGACAAGACCTCCAGAACATAGTACAGAAGTCCTGGCTGGAAATATCAAAGACCTAGACAATGCTCTTCGAGGTGCAGCATCACAGACACAGAGGATAAAGATCCTTATTCAAGCTATTCCTGAATAATATGAAACACTTTCTGCTAGCTCTAATAGCTTTTTCTTGCTCTGCCTTGGGAGCAGACAACGCCATGCTTACACGGCAGATAAAACAGAAGCTTCTCAAGGAGGTAGCCGGACTAGAGGATAAGCTCATTCTTGCTCAGACTGAAGTGACTCAACTCAAACAAGCAAAGAGCGACATAGACTCTTCTTTTGAAGCCTTACAGGTCTGGGGACTCAAAGAACAAGAGGATAAGTTGAGCTATTATAATAGAACCACTGAGCTCACGCAGAAACTAGCCGAGACTCAAGCAAAAGTGGACCAAGAGAAAGAGAAAGCCAAGAGCACGCTACTAAAATACCATAGAGTGCGTTCTCTATTCGCTTATGTAGTTGGGCTAGCTTTAGCTTTTTTGTATGCGCAGCTAGGTGCATCCCATTTGGCAGCATTACTAGGCACTGTTGTCGGCCCTTACGGGGTTATTCTTCGTTACGCCGGACCTGTTTTAGTGTTTGGTGCTGGTTATGCTTCTGTGCTATTATTCTTCTAGTATGTTCTCAAAGATAATAGATATTGCTAAGACTGCCGCAGCCTTTCTCCAGAACGGTGTTGCCCCACCTAACACCTCTCCAGCGCAGCAGCAAGAAATGGAGAACACGAATCATTTGGCATCTAAAAAGTTTTTCATTGCGTTCTCAGGTTTTATTATTCTTGGAGCTTTTTATGCAGGCAGTGTTGCCGCTTTGTTTGCCATGAGCAAAAATCCAGAACTAGTAGCTTCATTTGCTACTATGTTTTCCAAAACTCTGGAAGTTTTGGCTACGATCATGGCTGTTTATCTCGGAGGTCAGGCCGTGGTAGATCTTAAATACAACAGCACTAGTAACGCCTCTGTAAGTGAAAACATACAGGTTGTCGACATTACTCAGAAAGAAGTTGGTAACGAGAAAGAAGACGATTATGAGCTGCACGAGGAGGATTACAAATGAATCTCGATCAGGCAGGTATAGATTTTATCGTGGAAGAGGAAACAGGAGGCAGGGAATATTACGAGAAAGTGTATAAAAGCACATTTATCTGGCCTAAAGGCATGAGTGGACCCACAGCTATGGTGGGTATAGATATAGGCTACTATTCTAAAGAGGAAATAGACCTTATATTTAAACCATTGACCTCAGAGCATGAGCTTGATTTGATTCAGAACGGCAGAGGAAAGAAGGGTTTGATAGCCCAGTCGTATACAAAAAAACTAAAAGGAATTACTTTTAGCTGGGAAGAGTCTTTGCATGTATTCGAATCTTTTATTCTACCCAAGTTTATAAAGTATACTGTTCGCGCTTTTCCAGGCGTTGAAAAGCTTTGCAGTTCAGCTCAAACAGCACTGGTTTCTCTTGTGTTTAATCGAGGCATGAGCATGAGAGGTGCGAGTAGGCGTGAAATGGCAGCCATAAAGACTCTTGTACCTGACAAAAACTATAAAGAAATAGCTGCACAGATACGCATGATGAAGCGTCTCTGGGAAAAGGGTAATGGTCTTATAGGCCGCAGAGAACGCGAGGCTAAGCTTGTGGAAAGCTGCCTGGGTTAGTTTAGATCGTCATTTTCCCCATCGTCCTCAAAATCTTGCAGCATTTCCTCTTCTTTGAGGGCCATATTGTGCATATGCTTCAAAGCTGCTGAAGAGTGCATTTCTGCGAAATTGACCAACCCAAGCTTAATTACTGGGTTGTCGTACTGTTCGTGCACAAAAAGCTCACCTTTTTCGTTGCATACGAGCAGCATATAACCTCGCGTGTACTCTCCCAGCTGGTTTAAAAAAGCTGTAGGAAGCGTGAACCCGTAGTCGTTATCCTGATCGTTGTTTTCCATAGCTATTATTATACTGTGTCTGACGGCTAAAAAAAAGGAAAACCCGTGAAGGATTTTCCTTTTTTCAGTTAAAACATATTATTGTATTCGTATTGCTCGGTGCCAGTAAGAGGCTTTAAGAGCTCTTCTAAAGAAACTTTATTCTCTTTTTTATATCTTAGTGTATTGTACTTTTTAAAGTAGGCGTATACATATTTTGTTTCAAGAGGAGAGTTATTATTGCCTACGTTACTTTTTAAACCTAACAAGCTATACAACTCAGCTGTATTTTTTTTCTGCAGCTGTAAATACACGTCAGTTATAAACTTTCTTACAGCTGGAGGAAGGTCATAAAAGATTAGATTTTTGTACTCTTTATGCTTTTCAAATCCGTTACAGAAGTTAAATGCAGCCGCATCGTGATAGTGCTTGTGATTGTCTCCATAATCTTTAGCTATTTCTTTAAATAATCCTGTCCACTTCAAATACTTTTTAATTTTTTCATTCTTGAGAGCAACTAACTCCAGAGATAACCACGAGGTCGATTGCTTCTGAGTTAGACGATTGCTTTCTAAGTTTCGCATCTAGTGCCAGGATTTCTTTGTTGCGCTCAATTAGTTCTAATTCCAGGGTCTGAATTTTCTGTAGCTGCATTCGACTCTTTTCGCGATGAATTTCTCTGAAGTCTCTCATTTCTTGTGAGTTGTAACTCAACAAGCCGCCCACAGCTGCCGCACCAAAGAACGACGCAGAGCAGGCTACGTATACT